TGTTTCTTTCATCTTCACGCTTTCCACATAATTGACAATTACTCATTATGCACCCCACTCTTGCATGTCTTCATCCATAAGATCAAAGACATCATCTTCACCCTCGAAGCAAACATCCCAAGATAGATTGAGATTATGCTGTTCGCAATACTCTTTCATCTTGGCAAAGATTGGAAAAGGGCAACTCCATGCTGTGAAGAATTGAACTGTTAACTCATCATCAAAGTTAGCATCAACATCAACATCGTAAGAGTTCCACTTTGTCCCCCAATTGGCATTGCTCCAATCATACCAATTGTCAAAGCCAAAGTTTGAGATCCACTTATCTCGAACATTTCTACTTTTAGGAACATAGCAACCACTTTCATTTTTATAATCTCTAGGGCAATTATCAAAACCATAACCTATGCCTTTTTTTAATTCTTTAGGCATTGGTATCATTCCATTAAAATCAAACTCTTCACTATTAATGGCGAGCATGGTTTTTAATTCAGCCAAGGCAAGTTGCTCTTTTGAGCAACCTGTTTGGACTGAAACATCAACACAATTAGAAGTATGATTAGGCATTGTTCCACCCCTCTATCTTTAGAAGACTAGAAGCTTGCACCTCATAAGCTGACTTGTGAGTCAGTTTAATGTGAGCCATTACCTCTTCACCTTTAAGAATTCCACTAAAGGTTTTCTTGTTGGTTGTCATGTTAGTGCCTAGCATGAATTCATCTTTGAACTCTTTAAGCGTTTGTCTAACACCAAAGCCATTGGGCTTAACTATAAGGTGGCTCATAGCATCTTTTTTAATAGCACCTTTTAGAGATGATATTGCATTTGAAAGCTCAAGGTATGTTGATACCTCTTTGCTCCATTTCAAAGAAGCCATTTTATCTTGTAGCTTCTTTAGTTGGTCTAATCTTTTATCCATGATTAGTTTTCTCCATATTGTCAGTTGCATAATGTTTGGTTATTTAATTACCAACTGAACTTAAGTTCAGCATAGCAGATATTAAACAGATGTTCAACATTTATGACGCACAATATAAACACTTAATATTGAGCATGCTGCTGATGTAAAGTAAACTTGACATCGGAAAAAATTGTCATACATGTCATACTTTGGGTCTCTATTGGATCTCGTGCCATTTTTTGATTGCGAGTTTTGCTTGACCCCCACCCCCATATATAGGGGCGTGGCGATTTTTTTTTGTGTATATAAATAACTATCGATATATACAATTACCCAAAAAACCATTTTACCCCCCCCTCTTCATTTGGGACCCCTATTGAGGTACCATATTTCACACAGAAAAAAACATTTTGAAATGCCTGCAAAAAACACAAAACTAGAACATGTGCCAGACGATGCTCTAAAAGAGATTGTCTTAATTCAAAATCGTATCAAGCAACTGGGCGTGCGCGAGAAAGCGCAAACAGATTTTATCGAGTACGTTAAGCACGTCTGGGACGGCTTCATCGAAGGCGAGCACCATAAGCTCTTTGCGCAAAAGCTCGAAGCTGTGGCCAAAGGCAAGTGCAAGCGTCTTATCGTTAACATGCCCCCACGTCATACCAAGTCTGAGTTTGCTTCTGTGTTCTTTCCGAGTTGGATCATGGGCCTCAAGCCTGACATGAAAATTATGCAAACCACTCACACCGCCGAACTTTCGGCAAGGTTCGGGCGCAAGGTGCGTAACTTGATGGACACAGATGAGTACAAGCAAATCTTCAACAAGGTGAGTTTGTCTGCTGACTCCAAATCAGCAGGTCGGTGGGAGACGAACAAAGGCGGCGAATACTTTGCTGCTGGAGTCGGTGGCGCCATCACAGGTCGAGGCGCTGACTTGCTAATTATCGATGACCCACATTCTGAGCAAGATGCCCTGTCGCCCACTGCCCTTGAGTCGGCTTATGAATGGTACACCTCCGGCCCGCGCCAGCGTTTACAGCCTGGTGGTATTATTGTGATTGTGATGACGCGCTGGTCAACATTGGATCTTACTGAGAAACTGATTAAGCGCATGAGCGAAGACCATGCTGATCAATGGGAGATTTTAGAGTTGCCTGCCATTTTGGAAGACAACACCCCTTTGTGGCCCGGCTTCTGGAAGCTTGAAGAGTTAGAGGCTGTAAAGGCTTCAATTCCTGTGGCTAAGTGGAACGCCCAGTACATGCAAAACCCTAGCTCTGAAGAGGGCGCCCTACTCAAACGCGAGTGGTGGCAAATGTGGGAGCAAGACAATCCCCCTCCTTGCTCCTACATACTTCAGTCTTACGATACAGCTTTTAGTTCCAAAGAAACTGCTGACTATAGCGCCATTACCACTTGGGGCGTTTTTAAACCAAGCGATGGTGCACCTGAATCCATCATGCTGTTAGATGCTAAACGAGGGCGCTGGGACTTTCCAGATTTAAAAGCAACAGCTTATGATGAATATAACTATTGGCAACCGGACATTGTCTTGGTAGAATCTCAAGCAAGTGGTACGCCTTTGACGCAAGAGCTGAGAATGATGGGCATACCTGTGGTGAACTACCGACCCACTAAAGGGAAGGACAAAGTCACCCGTGTACACAGCGCCTCTCCTGTGTTTGAAGCAGGGATGGTGTGGGCTCCCGATGCCATATTTGCAGAGGAAGTTATAGAGGAATGCGCAGCATTTCCATTTGGTGAACACGATGACTTTGTAGATTCGACAACACAGGCTATACTGAGATTTCGTCAAGGTAATTTTGTTCGATTGGACTCTGATGAAGAGGACGATGAACCAATACCTAAACAACGAATATATTATTAGAGGTTAATATGTCAAAAACAAAATTTATTAAAAGCATTTCAGAGTTAACCAAAGGCACTGCTCAAAGAATTAAAGATGGAAAAATAACTGTTAAGTCCAACGATCCCAAAGTTCAAAAAGCCATTACTAAAAAAGTTGATGAGCTGACTGCCAAGAAGATCAAAATGGAAAGAGCAAAACAGGATACAGGCGGATTTAGAATTTCAGACGCAGATGCTAAAAAAGCTAAAGCAAGATTAAAAAATAAAACAATTAAAAGAAGAATGGCAGCTGCACCTAAAAGGCCAAACAAAGAAGGCGAATATATTGGCACAAGTGGAGTCAAGCTGTCTAAATATAAAGTAAAAGGAAAGGTTAAACCAGTGCCAACTAAAGTTCCTAAAAATAAAGCCAAACCTAAAAAATTGAAAACCGGTGGCATGACATCCAAAGGCATGAAAAACGGCGGGATGATGAAGTCTAAAGGCATGAGAAAGGGTGGTAAGAAAAGAGGTGTAGGCATAGCCAAAAGAGGTTTCGGTAAAGCTCTAAAGTAAAATGGGAAAAGTAGCCAAAACAGCAAAGGCTCTTAAAAGAGCAACAACAAAAATTAAACAGAATCTTAAAGAAGATTCTAAAGACATGTTGCCATCAAGCCATAAAAAACAACCAATGAATCTTCCCAACAGAACAGTAAAAGCAGCCAAGACTACAGCTAAAGTAGCTGGAGCAGCCGGAGCTACAGCAGCAGCTATGACTGCATATGAAGGTGGCGGCGCTCGCATGAGAAGAGCAAGGCAAACAATTAAAGACATTAAAAAAGACCTTAGTAAAAAATAAATGGCAACCACAGATAAAGCAATTACCTTTGACGAGCAGGTAGACCTTAAAGTACGCGACAGATCTAAAGACATGGACATTGAGGTCGATGTTGCTGAGTCTAACCCAGAGCTAGATTCATTTGAGCAAATGGAAGATGGTAGCATCGAGTTTGGCGCGCCATTACCTCCTATGGACAACACAGATTTCTATGCTAATTTAGCAGACATCATAGATGATTCAGATCTTAATTCTTTAAAGAATGATCTGATGGGCAACATTGAAGCTGATAAAGAATCTCGTAGCGATTGGGAAAAAACATATCGCAATGGCCTTGAATATCTTGGCATGAAGTATGAAGAAAGATCTGCTCCCTTTGAAGGAGCTTCGGGTGTTATGCATCCATTGCTTGCAGAAAGTGTTACCCAATTCCAAGCGCAAGCTTACAACGAACTCTTACCATCGCAAGGCCCAGTCAAAACACAAGTGCTTGGCATGACAACTCCGGAAACTGAACAACAGGCTTCTCGTGTGCAAGAGTTTATGAATTATCAGCTTATGCAGGTCATGAAAGAATATGATCCTGAAACTGATCAAATGTTATTTTATCTACCTCTATCTGGTTCAGCTTTTAGAAAAGTTTACTACGACCAAAACTTAGGACGAGCAGTCTCTAAATTTATTCCAAGTGAAGATTTAATTGTGCCTTATGCTGCAACAGACTTACACAGCGCTACAAGAATCACGCATGTAATTAACATGTCAATGAACGACATACGCAAATTGCAACAAGTTGGTTTTTACAGCGATGTAAAAATAGATTCTGCAAGCATGATGGCAGATGAAACAGATGAAATTCAAGAAGAGATAGACGAGCTTCAAGGCGTTAGTCCAAGCTACGGCGATGATGATACTTGCAAAGTGCATGAGATTCATACAGAGCTAGACATCCCAGGATTTGAAGATATGAACGCTCAAGGTGAAGAGACTGGAATTAAATTGCCATACATTGTCACCATTGCTAATAACAAAGTTTTATCTATTCGCAGAAACTACAAAGAAAATGATCAGCTGAAACAGCGTACCAATTACTTTGTGCATTATAAGTTTTTACCAGGGCTAGGATTTTATGGCTTTGGTTTGACTCACATGATTGGAGGCTTATCGAAAGCCTCAACTTCAATTCTTCGTCAGCTTATTGACGCTGGTACTTTATCTAATTTACCAGCTGGATTTAAAGCTAGAGGAATTCGTATTCGTAATGACGACCAGCCTTTACAGCCCGGCGAGTTCAGAGACATGGACGCACCCGGCGGTAGTTTGCGAGACGCTTTTGTACCGTTACCTTTTAAGGAGCCAAGTCAAACCCTTCTCTCTCTCCTAGGGATCTTGGTCGACAGTGGGAGGCGTTTCGCATCTATCGCAGACATTCAAGTGGGTGATGGAAACCAAAATGCGCCAGTCGGTACAACGGTTGCTCTGTTAGAACGTGGCACTCGTGTTATGAGTGCCATTCACAAAAGACTACATGCAAGTCAAAGAATTGAGTTTGAAATTTTATCCAAAGTGTTTGGCGAATATCTACCACCCGCTTATCCATATTCAACAGCTAATGGCAATCAAACCATTAAGGCTTTAGATTTTGATAACAGGGTAGATGTATTACCTGTCTCAGATCCTAATACTTTTTCTATGAGTCAAAGAGTCATCATGGCTCAAGAACTTCTTAGAACAGTACAAAGCAATCCTGAGATTCATGGGCCTACTGGAATTCATGAAGCTTACAGAAGAATGTATGCTTCAATGGGAGTGCAAAACATTGAACAGCTTTTGCCACCTCCCCCTCAACCTCAACCGATTGACCCTGCAAGTGAAAATGCAAGTTTGATAGCTGGAATGCCAGCGCAAGCTTTCCAAGGCCAAGATCATGATTCACATATTAATTCTCATGTATCTTTGTATGGAACCATTACTGCACAATCAAACCCAGTTGTATTATCTTTAATACAAGCACATATTTATCAGCATGTCTCATTTAGGGCTGCTGAAATTGTTGACCAGCAAAATGCTCAGAACCCAGAGTTCCAAGCAACCTTGCAACAGATACAACAATTGCCACCAGAAGTTGGCATGCAGTATCAACAACAATTACAAGAGTCGGTGGCAAGAGACGTGGCTGCAGTTGTCTCTCAGTTGATGGAACAAATAAATTCTATCTTCATGCCACCCCCTCCACAACCTGATCCTTTGGTAGAACTAAGAGGTAAAGAGTTAGACATCAAAGCTGATGATGTACAACGCAAGCGTGAAGAGTTTGCACAACGTCAACAGTTTGATGCTATGAAGGCTATGCAAAGTAATCAATTAGCAGAACAACGTTTGGTTATTCAACAAGACATTGCTAAGATGAAAGATGACATAGCAAGAGAAAGAATCGAACAACAAAACCAATTCAAAGCAATGGATATCATGCGAGGTAACAAATGAGTTCAATAAGAGAAGAAATGGCAGCAATGCACAAAAAACAATTAAAAGAAGAAGAGGAGCGTAGAATCAATGGCAATCAACCGATCATCAATGAGAATGCAAATCTCGACATCGACAAAATCGCAAAAGAAGCCGATAAGGAAGCGAATGAAGTCCTTGCCAAAGTTGTTAAAGAAAGCAAACCAAAAGCAAAAAAAGTTTCCAAACCTAAAGCTGTCGCTAAGACTAAGGCCAAGGTAAAAAAGAAGAAATAATATGCCCTTAAAAAAAGGTAGCAGTAAGAAGACAATATCTGCTAACATAAGTGAATTAATGGGTAGCGGTAAAAAACAGAAAACTGCTATTGCAATTGCTCTAGAAGCAGCAAGAAAAAATAAAGGTAAAAAAAATGGAAAAAGCAAAAAACGTTAAATCAAGTGTAACGATTAAAGATCAAGGCACGGTTAATTATGCAACACCACAAAAAGTTGCTAATGGTGGCAAACCTGGTAAGTATGGTGCTGGTAACTCTAAGGGTGGCGGAGCTGCTTTAAGAGGCACTAAGTTTAGCGGCGTTTCCTAAAAAAATGTCTGATCGAGTTTTAGTTGCACCTCCAGGTCTTACTAGGCCCGATCAATTTGCAGAACGCAATATTCAACGTATGCCTACACCCCCAAGACCAGCAAACAATCTCGTGGTGGGTGGCCCTGCGTATTTTACGCCTGAAGGTTATCAAGCCCCTGTTCAACCACAAGAGGCTTTTATGCCAACTAGAACAGGATATGATCCAATTCGGGATCAATTTAATAGACCTCCAGCGCCTATGCCGATGCCAGCACCTGCACCAGCGCCTACACCAGCACCACCCCCAACAGGAGGAGTAGGAGATCCTGCGCCTTATATGCCAGCTCCAGCTCCAGTAACAGAACCAGTTATGCCACCGCCTTTACCTGAAGGATATGAGTATGACCAAGATGGAAATATTGTACTTATTAATGAACCAACACCTGAACCAGTATTTACACCTCCACCTCCACCTACAATGCCAGAGCCTAATGGATTCTTTCCAGGCGTAACACCTGACTTTTCAAACTTAGACTTTAGTGGATTGTCAGACTTAAACTTAGAGGACATGGACTTTAGTAACTTACCAGTTCCTCCTCCACCGCCTCCACCTAGAATTCCTGTGATTGAAGACATGGATTTTACTAATATGCCAGATTTTTCAAACGTACCTGGAATACAAAATATAGACTTTAGTGGATTACCACAATATCAAATGCCAGCACCAACAATGCCAGCTCCAGTTCAAACGCAAGGAACTCCTATTGGTGAAATGCCTCTAACCCCTGAACAACTTGCAAGAAAAAAAGCAGAAGAAGAAGAAAGAAAGGCTGAAAGCATAAAAAATGCAATAGCGAAATATGGCAGTGTAGAAAATAGACAAAAAAGCATTAGAGAAGCTTTGGCAACTCCAGCCCCAATATACACACCCCCACCTAAAATGGAAGAAATGTTTGAAGATTACGATTATGGAAACCCAAATTTAAGAGACAGAGGAATGTTTGGGCCTAGAAGATAAAATAACACAGGCAGGAGAGAGCCATGGATGCTGTAAATTTAGCAGAATATTTATTTAAAAATTTAAGAAAAAGAGAACAGAACACTGTTGACATCATTGCTGGGGGCAATGTAAGATCGATGGAAGATTACAAGTATCTTATGGGAGAGTTATCGGCGATTCGATCCCTTATAGAAGATTTAAAAGAAACGCTGCAAATGGAAGATAACGATGAGTAAAGATGTCGCAAAAAAAAATGAAACTGAATCTGAATTAGACAAAGCATTTGTCAGTTCTGAAACTAAAGTTTTAGACCCCACCCTACTAAAAAAATCCTTACTAGATAGAATGCCCGATCCATCAGGATGGCGTTTATTGGTATTGCCGTACAAAGGCAAAGGAGTAACTGATGGTGGCATTCAATTAATAAAAGAAACTGTAGACAGAGAAGCTTTGTCCACAGTTATATGCTATGTGCTAAAGGTTGGACCTTTGGCCTACCAAGATGAAAATAAATTTGGCAACGAAGCATGGGCTAAAAAAGGAGATTGGATCCTTATTGGCAGATATGCTGGCACTCGTTTTAAATTAGAAGATGATCACGAAGTTCGCATTATTAATGATGACGAAGTGATTGCTACAATTTTAAACCCAGACGACATTAAATCTTTATAGAGGTAAATCATGGCAGAAGAAGCAACAAACATTGATGTAGAAATTACAGACGAAAAAATTGAAAAAGCAGCAGTTCCAGAGCACAAAAGAGTTGAAGACGAAGTGCAGGAAGATTCAGTTGATATTGTCCTAGACGAAAAAGCTGAACAAGCATCTCCAGTTACTGAAGATGAAATCAAAGAAGATTTTGAAGCGTCTCCTCAAGTAGAGGAAAAAGCAAAAGATTTATCTGATGTAGAAAAAAGAGCATCACTTGCACAAAATAGAATTAACAAAGCAGTGGCCCAAGCCAAAGAGTTTCAAAGAAGAGAACTTATGGCTGTTCAGTACGCCAAAGATTTGAAAGATCAAAACGAGCAATTAAGACAGTCGCAAAAATCTTTTCAATCAAGTTATGGCGATGAATTTACTAATCGAGTTGAATCACAAATAACTTTAGCAAGACAAGCTTTAAAACAAGCCAGCGAAGCTCAAGATGCAGAAGCAATAGCTAGTGCAACTGAAGCTTTAACTATGGCTACATCAGATAAAGCAAGGCTTGAACAATATAGGCAACAGCAAAAACAATACGAAGAACAAGAAGCCGCTTATGTAGAACAAGCGCAAATTCAACAACAACCTCAAGAAACTATTGAAGAGTATAATGAGCCATCACCTAAGTCTCGTGATTGGGCCAAAAAGAATTCTTGGTTTGGACAAGACCAAGTTGCAACCTCTGTTGCCTTTGCAGTTCATAAACAATTAGAGAACGAAGGCTTTGACTTAGACTCAGATGAGTATTATAGTGAGATTGATAAGAGGGTACAACGCGAGTTGCCCCACAAGTTTAACGTGGAAGCGGACAAAAAACCCGTCCAGACAGTCGCTTCAGCCACACGCAACACATCGACAGGACGCAAACAAAATCGTATCGCCTTGACACCGAGCGAGCAAGCATTAGCTAAAAAGCTTGGAGTGTCATTTAAGGACTACGCAATACAAAAAGCGAGGCTAGAAAAATCATGACAGAAGGAAAAGATAAAGTGATTGATGATAAGGATGTTAGAACTTCAAGGAGTGCTGACACTAGAGCAAAAGAGGACAGGCCAAAAGTTTGGAAAATGCCTTCAGCTTTAGAGCTACCAGAAGAAGCTATTAAAGCAGCTGAATCTCAAGGCATAACTTATCGTTGGATCAGAGAGGCCATACTAGGACAAGATGACAAAACGAATGTCTCAAAAAGATTTCGTGAAGGATTCGTTCCAGTAAGACCTGAAGAACTTCCAGGATTTCATGATTTGCCTACAGTCGATGATGGTCGGCACGCTGGAATTATAGGAGTGGGTGGATTGATACTGTGCAAAATTGATAAAGAAATCGCAGATCAAAGGAATGAATACTTTGAACAACAAACCCAAAACCAAATGACAGCTGTAGAAAACGACCTAATGCGTGAAGAGAACCCATCGATGCCTATTACAACAAATAGATCATCGAAGGTTACTTTTGGTGGAAGCGGTAAGTAATTACAACTTCTAAAATAAAATTTAACTAGGAAACTATTATGGCAAATACAAATGCTAAATTCGGTTTAAGACCTATAGGAAAACTTGGTAGCAGTTCTAACAGCACTGGTACTACTGAGTACGATATTCTTACAGGTACAACCGGAAGTATCTTTACAGGCGACCCGGTAAAAATGGTTAACACTGGCGGCATTGCAGTCGCTGCTGCTGGCGATTTACTGTTGGGAGTCTTTCAAGGATGTAGATATACTGATTCAGCTGGCGAAGTGATTTATTCACCTTACTGGCCGACCACAACTGCATCTTCTGACGCGGTGGCTTTCGTAGTTGACGATCCTAATGCTTTGTTTGAAGTTCAAAGTGCTGCTACAGGTAGTGTGGTACAAACAGTTGTCGGTTTAAACGCTGATATTGTTTACACTGCTGGTAGTACAGTAAACGGACGATCTAATGTAGATCTAAGTGGAACTATGGCTACAGGCACAGCTCAGTGTAGAATTATTGGATTTTCTAACGACCCAGAGAATAACGCTCTAGGAACTGGAAGTCTTTCTACTTACGTCAATATGATTGTTAAAATTAACGAGCACTTATACGCTCAAACAACGGGAGTATAACAATGGCGATTAATAGATCACAATTAGCCAAAGAGCTAGAACCAGGTCTGAATGCGTTATTTGGAATGGAGTACAATCGTTACGAAAACGAACATGCTGAAATCTTTGAAACCGAGTCATCTGACCGTGCTTTTGAAGAAGAAACAATGATCGTTGGTTTCGGGAATGCTAAAGTAAAACAAGAAGGAAATGCGGTTGAATTTGATTCAGCTTCTGAAGGCTTTACTGCAAGGTATTCACACGAGACTATCGCGTTAGCGTTTGCTCTTACTGAAGAAGCAATTGAAGACAACCTATATGATAGATTAGGAGCTAGATATACAAAAGCTCTAGCACGATCTATGGCTCATACTAAGCAAGTAAAAGCAGCTGCTGTTTTGAACAACGCTTTCTCATCCAGCTTTACTGGTGGAGATGGTGTTGCTCTAGTAAGTACAGCTCACCCATTAGCTGGTGGCGGTACTTTAAGCAACAGACCTAGCACTTACTCTGACTTAAATGAGACTTCGTTGGAAGATGCAATTATCTCTGTATCAACTTTCACTGATGACAAAAGCATGATTCTTGCCCTACAGGGCCAGAAACTAATCATTCCACCACAATTACAATTTGTGGCAGATAGATTGCTTAACACACCAGGTAGAGTTAGTACCTCTGATAATGACATCAATGCTATTAAGAACATGGGAATGGTCCCAGGTGGTTACGCAGTTAACCATTTCTTAACAGACAACGATGCTTGGTTCTTGTTAACAGACTGTCCTGACGGATTTAAACACTTCGAGAGATCTGCTCTTTCAACTTCTATGGAAGGTGACTTTGATACTGGCAATGTCAGATTCAAAGCTAGAGAAAGATATTCTTTCGGATTCTCAAATCCAAGAGCTGTCTTTGCATCACAAGGTGCATAAATCCAATTTATTGGTAAAGGGAGCTTCGGCTCCCTTTTTTTTATTTATAATAAAGTTTGTTTAATTTAAGTTAATAAGTGTATAATTCAACAAAAACCTGTGAGGTTTTATGAATACAGCTTTACACGATTCAATAAGTCTAGCGAATTCACCATGTGTAGGAGTTTGCTCGACATCAATGGCCCCATTCGATGACCGATGCCAAGGGTGTGGTAGAACTGTCGAAGATATTAGAGACTGGGAAACTTTTTCAGAGTTTAGTAAAAAAATAATCAATGTAAAAAATTGGTTAGATGGTTATAATATTAGACAGAAGAGAGATAGGATAAACACCATGGCAGATCATTCAGACGAAAAACTAAAAGACATCGAGGGTAGATTAATTACCATTCAATCTTTAATTGAAATGACAGGCCAAGACATATTAGACTATTTTGGCAAAGATCCGGCTGTAAAAGATGCATATCAATCTCTTGTTCAATCAAGAGAAGAAATATTAAAAACAAAACAAACTCTTCCCCATTTAGACTAATCTGATATATACTTTGGTTAGTATCTAGGATTAATTAATCTGTTTTACTGACTGACCTAGCAGACAAGCCAAGACAGTAGAACTTATTTCCCAGGAGGAAATTATGGCAAATTCAACATTTAGCGGACCAGTTAGGTCTGAAAATGGTTTTAAGGTAATATCAGTAAATAGCACTACAGGTGCTGAAACTGATGTTGTAAACATTGCATCAACAGGTATTGTTACTAACAAATATGTAAAACATGTAGGTTTTGTATCTGGTGTAACAGTAAATAGTACAGCAGGTGATTCACCAACTATAGGTACATTCGTACAACCAGCTAACACAATCATTACAGATATTAAAATTTTCTGTGACGTTGCTCCAGTTATTGGAACAGGTGATATTGGGTACGAAGTAGGTACATCTTCTTCAGGTGCACAAATTGTTGCAGCTCAGACTGATGAAATACTTGATGGGGGCACAACTGTTGTTGCTCACAATGTAACTGTAACAAGCTTAGTTCTACAAACTCAAGATGGAACAACAGCTCCAGCTTCTGTTCAATATACAGACACTGCAAGAAATATTTTCTGTAACATTACTAATACAGTAGATGCTACAACCGCAGGTTCTTTTACATTTATTATTGAATATACTCAAATAGCATAACGGAGTAAATTATGACAGGTCGAATGACAGGCTCAGATGTTCAAGGTAAATTTATTACCGCTGATACCCAAGCATTAGACGCAGATGGAATATCAGCAGCCGCTTCAGTTGGAAATAACGCAGCACTTACAATAGGTGGTGCGTTAGCTTCTGGTGGATCAGTTGCTCTTGATTCTGGAAGAATAGTTACTATTTTATCAGCTGGAGATGATTCAGCTATTTCTTTTACAGTTACAGGAACAGATGTAAATGGCGATGCTCAAACTGAATCTATAACAGGCGCTAATGCAGGCACAGCCACTGGAAGCAAATATTTTAAAACAATATCTGGTATATCAGCAGTTGGCAATCCAGCAGGTAATGTTTCAGCAGGAATTAATAATTCAGCAGCTGATGTTATTTTTGCAGGAAGATCTAGATTGCAAGGTTTAAATTTAGTTTGTTCTGGAACAGCTGGAAGCATTGATTTTTTAACAACTTCTCCAACAGGAACTAGTTTATTTAAACTTGGATCTGTAGCATCTGCTACAGTAACTAGAGATATCACCATTCCAGATAATGGATTGTTGTTTACTGATGGTATTTACATTCAATACACTCAAAGTACCTTTGGCACTATGACAACATTTTATGCATAATGCCTCGAAAAGCAGCAAAGCCGATTAGAAGAACAACTAGAGGCAAAGGAGCTAATTATCGCCCCACAAAAAGTGGGGCTGGTATGACTAGAAAAGGAGTTGCTGCTCATCGCAGAGCAAACCCAGGCTCTAAATTAAAAACAGCTGTAACAGGCAAAGTTAAAAAAGGTAGTAAAGCAGCCAAAAGACGTAAGTCTTATTGCGCTAGATCAGCTGGCCAACTTAAACGCAGTTCAGCTAAAACAAGAAATGATCCTAACTCAAGAATACGTCAAGCAAGACGAAGGTGGAAGTGCTAATGGCTAAAATATGTCCAAAAGGAAAGGCGTGGGCCAAAAGAACGTTTGATACATATCCAAGCGCTTATGCAAACATGGCAGCGTCTAAATATTGTAAAGATCCAAACTATGCAAAAGGCTCAAAGAAAAAAGCAAAAAAAATGAAAGATGGTGGCCTTGTAGGTGGAGGCAGACAAGCTAGGCAAAACAGGCAAAGAGGCTAATGGGCGAGCTAAAAAAATGGGTTGATCAAAACTGGGTTCGCATAGGGACAGATGGTTCTATTAAAGGAAAATGTGGAACCAGCAAGGACAAGAAAAACCCAGATCGTTGTTTACCAATGTCAAAAGCTAAAAGTCTTTCACAATCAGAAAGAGCATCTACAGCAAAAAAGAAAAAAGCAGCAGGTAAAAAAGGCAAGACTGTTGTATCGAATACTCCAAAAGCTAAAGTTAAATTAAAAAATGGCGGAGAAGTTAGAAGAATTGCTAGAGGTTGTGGTAAAGTAATGTCCAACAGAAGGAAAAAAACCAAATATTCTTAGAGGTAAGATTGGCTTATTTGTATAGTAATATACCCTACTTTAAATGTTGGGTAAGGAGAGAGTATACGCACAACCATGATAAATAACATGGTGAGTTCTTACATGCAATGGCAATTGGTGTAACCACCATGCCGACTAGATGTTTAAGTTTCCATATTATATTTACAGGCATAGAAGCTGAAGGTGAGCCAGAAGATACTATTCATGGCGGTGCTATGTGGGCCAGAATGCCAATTACAGCTTTAGTTGGCGATACTCCTTTTTCAGAGTGGCCCGAACCTATGGCAGTACACGATGCACAGCCTTGGGATTGTTCATCGCATACAAACTCAGTTTATGTTATAAATAGAGCAACACCATGTCCTTGGATGGCAAAGATAGATGGTCAATTTTTTCCTGCTAAATACATGTTTACAGTGGATTATGCTGAAAATGAAATAGCAGATGATCCAGCTCAACACAAACAAAGTCACGTATTAGAGTTGTTAGATGCAGGAGAATGGACAGGAAATATTGTTGCTTTACCCAACAACAGGGTTAGAGTAACTCATCCAGCATGGTTTGAAACAGGTAGTGGTGCTCCAGATTTTAAACCTTCGGGGCATATACACTATTCTAAATCTGATTTAGACTATACTTTAGATGTAAACAAAATTTTTGATAACTTATATGCAGAGGATGAATAATGGCAACGTCAAGCAGCACAGATTTTGAGCCAAACGTAGCTGAGTTTGTAGAAGAAGCATTTGAAAGATGTGGCTTAGAACTTAGAACTGGCTATGACTTAAAAACAGCAAAAAGATCTATTAACTTAATGTTAGCTGAATGGGCCAACAGAGGTCTAAATCAATGGACTGTAGAACAAGCTACTCAAACTGTTACTCAAGGCACAACAAGTTATACTTTAACTGCAAATATTATCGATATACTTGATTGTTCTCTTAGAAGAACAAGTGGTGGAACAACCACTGACTTACAAATGTCTAGAATAGGCAGAAGTGAGTTTTTAAACATACCAAACAAAGCTTCTGAAGCTAGACCTTCTCAATTCTTTTTTGAAAAATCTATTACTCCAGTATTAAATGTGTGGCCTGCTCCGGAAAACTCCACTGATATATTAGTTTTTAATAAACTTGTAAGAATGGATGATGCTGACAAAGCAACCAACACCATGGACATGCCTTTTAGATTTTATCCATGTTTTGCAGCTGGACTTGCATATTATATTGCAATTAAAAAAGCCCCGGAAAGAGTTGTTATGTTAAAACAAATGTATGAAGAAGAATTTGAAAGGGCTATGAGCCAAGATGAGGATAGAGCTTCTTTTAGAATCTCTCCATATAAACCAGGTTTATAATCATGGCGTATGCAACTGGTAAATACGCATTAGCCATTTGTGATCGTTGTGGATTTGAATATAAACTTTCTTCTTTGCGAAAAGAATGGAATGGTTTAAAAACATGTCAAGAATGTTTTGAACCTAAACACCCACAACTAGATCCTTTGCCACATGTTGTTGACCCTGAAGCTTTATACGAACCTAGACCAAGTAGTGATTTTGGAGTTGGTGAGGGTTTTGTAGTTGTAACATACACAGATATTACAAAAGGCAATTCAATGGACCCTAACATTATTGGGTCAAACTTTACTGTAGATAAAATGACAGGTTCTGTTGGAGAGGTTACAATCACATTATGACATTAACTGAACTAAAAACACTCATACAAAATTATGTTGAAAACGATGAAACAACGTTTGTTGCTACATTAAATGACATGATACTAAATGCTGAAGAAAGAATATTTGAATTAATTCAATTTGATTTTTTTAGAAAAAATGTAACAGGTAATTTAACAACTGGTAATACTTACTTAACAGCGCCATCAGATTTTAACTTAAGTTTTTCATTGGCTATTATTGATAGCAACAATGATTATCATTATTTAGACAAAAAACATCCTAGTTTTATGCGTGAATATTCTAATGATGCAGTAGCTACTTCAGAAAGAGGTAGGCCTTTGTATTATGCAGATTTTGATAAAGAACTTTCTACTGCATCTAACAATGGCTCAACTTTAATAGTTTCTCCAGTTCCAGATTCAGATTACAACGTTGAACTTCATTATCTTTACAAACCAACCAGTTTAACATCAGCAACCACTGGCACTTGGATATCTCAAAATGCTCGTAATGCATTGCTTTATGGTTGTTTAATAGAAGCATCTTCTTTTATGAAACTTCCTGTAGAAAGTCAAACCATGTATGAAGCAAGGTTTGGTCAAGAAGTTTCTAGACTTAAAAATAGAGCAGAGGCAAGAGGAAGAAGAGATGAATATAGGTATGATTCATTAAGAACAGAAGTTAGTTAGATTTAGAAAGGAGAGAGAATGGAAAAGATAAAAAGTCTTGAAGGCAAAAGTGTAGCTATTGTAGGTCTTGGTAAAAGTTGGCACGATTTTAATTTAGCAAGATCACATGGCGCAAAATTTGATGAAATATGGGCAATTAATGCAGTAGGATCTGTAATATTTCATGATAGAACATTTATGATGGACCCAGTCAGTAGGTTTCTAGACACTGATGATGCTGGGGGCCAAACAGATGGAATGATTGAAGTTTTGTTAAACGATGATAAGCCCATTTACACTTGTGAATTAGATGACAGATGCAAAAACTTAATAGAATTCCCTATTAATGAAATTTTAAAAGAATTTAATTGTTGTTATTTAAACAATACAGTTGCTTATGCAATTGCTTTTGCGTTGTGGAACAAAGTAGAAACAATTAAGCTGTTTGGAATAGACTTTAGTTATAAAGGTAATTTACACTTTGCAGAATCTGGTAGAGCTTGTGTAGAATTTTGGCTTTCTAAAGCCATGCATTTAGGTGTTCAAGTTGAGGTTGCTAAAACAAGTGCTTTGCTTGACACAGATGTTATAGCAGAAGAAAAATTATACGGATACCACAGGCTTAATGATCCATTGGTTGTAATGGCAGATGGAAAAGGTTTTATGACCAGCATGAAAATGAGTGAGGTAATGGAGGACAAAAAAGAAGTAAGTATAGAACCTATATTAATAGATAGAAACGATGGCCATCTTAAAACTCCGGAACCAAAGAAGTGGTAGATTCTTTAACACCTGATGGAATGCCTAAGTTGGGTATTGTTGAAGTTGCAACCACTAATTTTGGTGGACACTCACCTGAGTTTTGGGCCAAACAATTAACTCAAAAAATTGTTGGTTATTCAGACGAAAGCGATCAACATATAAAAGATCAAGCAAGAGCTTACGAAGATTTAATTTATAAAGTTTGTTTGATATATATTAAAAATGCTATAAAATCTTATAAAGCATCTTTGATACAAGAATTAGCTCAAGGAAATGCTGAAGACTTAGCAAAAATAATAAAAGGTATTTGAAATGGCAATAACATCTACATTGACAACTAGTTTTAAAAAAGAACTACTTGACGGCACACATAACTTTAAGGCATCAGGTGGTAATTCATTTAAGCTAGCTTTATATACAAGTTCAGCTACACTGGGAGCAGCTACCACAGCTTTTACCACTACAGGCCAAGCATCTGGGACCAACTACACATCAGGTGGAGCAGCATTAACCAATGTAAACCCTACAAGTTCGGGAACTACTGGTTTTACTGACTTTGCTGATTTAACTTTTGGAACAGCTACAGTAACTGCAAGAGGTTGTATGATCTATAACGATACTAACAGTGACAAGTCAGTAGCAACCATAGATTTTGGTGGAGACAAAACATCAACAGCAGGAGACTTTACAATTGTATTCCCAGCGGCAGCAGCCAGCACAGCGATTATAAGAATCGCCTAGCCTTAAATGGCTAATATAACAGGTTGGGGTCGAGGCACGTGGGGCCAACTTACGTGGGGCGAACCCCTTCCAGTTACACTTACAGCTCCAGGGGCAGGAACATCTGCTTTAGGCACTGTTGCAGTTGATGCAGAAGCTAATGTAATACCAACAGGCCAAGCTGGAACAGCTGGCGCTCCAACTGCTGGAGTTAATGCGCAAGCAATAGCTGTATTACCTGGAGTTGTAGGAACATTAGGCGCTGTATCGGTAAATGTAGATGGTGAGGCTAATGTAACTCTCACAGGCCAAGCTGGTACATCTGCACTTGGAACAATAAGTCTTGTTACCAATAACAATTTATCTGTTACACTTAATACTGCAACTGGATCTTTGGGAACAGTTACCACAGATGCAGCAGCAAACGTTTATCCAGTCGGACAAAGCGCTACAGGATCAGTAGGAACAGTTTTGATATGGTCACGTATTGATGAAAGCCAAACTCCAAACTATACTACTATAACAGACACTCAAACTCCCAGTTGGGAGGCAGTTGCGTAAAAACAAGAGGTAAATAATGGCAAGCACATATGTAAATGATCTCAGATTAAATGAGATGGCCACAGGAGATGGTTCAGGTACTTGGGGTACAACAACCAATACAAATTTAGAATTAATCGGCGAAGCTTTGGGTTATGGGACAGAAGGTATAACTACCAACGCTGATACCCATACTTCAACTATTGCAGATGGAGCAACTGATCCAGTTAGGGCCATGTATGTTAAATATACAGGTACTTTAGATTCAGCTTGCACCATTACTATAGCTCCTAATACTGTAAACAGAATGCACTTTATAGAAAATGGAACAAGTGGATCTCAAAACATTATTATTTCTCAAGGCTCTGGAGCTAATGTAACAATACCTCCAGGCGATACAAAAGCAGTTTATTTAGATGGAGCAGGTTCTGGAGCAGCTGTTGTTGACGCTTTTGCCAGTCTTAATGTTGTAGATTTAAAAGTACAAGATGATCTTACAGTTACAGACGATCTTATCGTTAATGGTGATATAGACCTAGAAGGTGCTATTGATGTTAATGGTACATCTAATTTAGATGTAGTAGACATTGATGGTGCTGTAGATATGGCTTCAACTTTAACTGTAGCAGGTGTTGTAGATATTACAGACACTACAGATT